GCAAAGGTAATACCAGGTAACACCGCGTATTCCACGGAGTATTTTGCTGTAGAATTAAATAACAGTCATTTGGGAGTTCCTGTAGAATTTTATATTGATCAGTTAATTGATAGAAAGATAATTGGTGCATCAACAGGTGTAACTGCAATAATTAAACAAATTATAAAATCAGATAACTCTGATAATGGTAATTTAACACTTTATATTTCATACATGTCATCAGGTGTTGAAGATAACTCTATCAAAGTATTTGCGGATGGTGAATTATTAATAGCAGATAGTGATATTGTTTCTGGGCCAGATAATAACGCTTTTATACCATCAGGTGAATCATTTGCTTCATGTATTGCAAACAATGCAACATCAACTGCTGCTTCTTTTTCAATATCAAATGGTGTATATTTTATAAGAGGTAATTTTGTTCAAGTTCAAGATGAAACTATTATATTATCACAGTATGACAACACTCCTAGTGCGAGGATAGGTTTAAGAGTTGAAGAAGATATAATTAATGCTGATGAAGATGAGACATTAGCAGATAACTCAAAAGGATTTAATAACTACGCTGCACCAGGTGCTGATCGTTTAAAAATAGCTGTAAGTTTATTTGCTAAACCATTAGATGATTTTAATGATTCTAATTTTATTGAATTAGCAGTGATTGAGAATGGTATTTTAAGATCTCAAAAGAAAAACACAGAATACAGTTTTATCAGAGATGAATTAGCTCGTAGAACATTTGCTGAATCTGGTGATTATATGGTCAGAAGTTTTGGTGTTTCTTTGAGAGATTCTTTAAATGATAATGTAGGGAATAATGGAGTATATCAAACTGGTCAATTTACACAAGGAGGAACACTTGCAAGTGATGATCTTGCAGTTTATCAAATTTCACCTGGTAAAGCATTTGTTAAAGGTTATGAAGTAGAAACTATTAGCTCTACTTACATAGATTGTCCTAAAACAAGAACCTCAAAGTCACTGGAAAGTCAAGGTGTTGCATATAAAACAGGAAATTCAGTAAGAATGAATAATGTTTCTGGTGCACCCAATATTGGAATAGGTAACACATATATTGTCAGTTTAAGAAATCAAAGACAAGGTTCAAATCAAAGAACTGCTGGTGGATCTGAAATTGGTGTGGCAAGAGTTTACGATTTTGCTTTAGAATCAGGTTCTTATACAGCATCAAATTCTTCTGTTAATGAATGGGATGTATCTTTATATGATATTCAATTATTTTCTAAATTAACTCTAAATGAACCTATTACACTAAGCATACCAACACAAATAAAAGGAAAATATAGTGGTGCTACTGGATTCTTAGTTAATGCTGTAAGCAATAGCACCTCTTTAGAGATATATGAAAAAACTGGAGAATTTGTAACTAATGAACCATTTGAAATAAATGGAATTGCAAATAACCGTGTGGCAACTGCAGTAACATCTTTTGGTATGCAGGATGTTAAATCAGTCTACGGTGGCCCTGATTTAGGTAATGTTGGTTTTGCAAAAACATTTAATGGAGATGTGATACAAAGAGCCGTGATTGAATTTGGTGATGCTAATATGACATCAGCAACTGGGTCAGGTGCAGTTTCTATCAGCACGATAACTAGTGGAAATCCACTATTTCCAGGTACATTAAAAGTAGGAAACATACTTAGATTTGGTGGTTTAGGAAATAATGATAAATCTCTCGTAAGAATCACTGAGGTCAATACAACTAATGTTGTGGTAACTGGTGTTACAACTGTTTCTGGTGTAACGGAGGGTGCTTTATATAAAGGAAGTGCTGGAACTTCATTACAAGTGCCAGATTTAACATTATTAACATCACCACTGGAGAGATCTACAGAAAGTAGATTATATTCTTTAATGCCTAAAGCATTTATTTCAGATGTTGATTTAACTAATTCTACACTTACCATCAGAAAATCATTTGATGTTGATGTTTCTATTAATCCAAATACAGGTCTGGGTCAACTTTCTGCTGCGTTGACTGCAGGATTGAATGAATTTTTCTTACCATTTGATGAAGAAAGATATGTATTCATGAGATCTGATGGAACCACTGTTGCATTAAGAGATGATATGTTCATCTTCACAGGTGGTAATACAATTATGCAAATAGAAGGGTTGGGTGCAGCAACAACAGGATGTACATTGATAGCAACTCTTTCAAAAAGTAAACCAACTGCAAAAATAAAAAGATTAGATCGTGTAAATTCAATTGTTGTAAATTATTCAAAAGATAGTGCGTCTGGTGTTGGTGGAACGACATTAAATGATGGATTATCATCTGGTAATTTTCCTATAGGAACAAGAGTTCAAGACAATAAAATAGTTTTAAATGAAGCAGATGTAATTAAAATACATGGAGTTTTTGAATCTAATGATACTTCAGAAGCTTCTGCACCTAAGATGACATTAACATCTTTAAATGGCCCATCTGGTAAAACAACAGATTTAGTGATAGGAGAAAAATTAATTGGTCAAAATAGTGGTGCTGTTGCCATCGTCGCTGAAACAGTCACAGATGCTCAAATAACATATATTACACAAAATGAGACGGCATTTGAAGAAGGTGAAGTTATTGTATTTGAAGAATCAACTGTTCAAGGTTTAATTACTACTTTAGATAATCCTAGTAGAAATATATCATCAAATTTTACTTTTAATAATGGTCAAAGAAGCACATTTTATGATTATGGATATCTTACAAGAAGAGCAAATGCTAAACCACCTAAGAAACAATTAAAAATATATTTCAAAAATGGTTACTATGAATCTACTGATGAAGGAGATATTACAACTAGAAATTCTTATAGTAGCTGGAACTTTAGTAAAGATATTCCACAAATAAATGGTGAATATGTAACAGATACAATTGATATAAGGCCAAAAGTTGCAACATATCAAGTTCTTGAAAACGTTAGATCACCACTAGAATTTTTTGGAAGATCATTCACATCTTCTGGAAATTCTGCCTCTAATATATTAGCATCTGATGAAACAATCACCGTTAATTTTTCACATTTTGTTGGTAGAGTTGATAGAATTTTCTTAGATAAAACTGGAAAATTCCAAATTAAATATGGAGATCCATCTGAAAGAAGAGAGAGACCAATTGCAGTTGATGATGCCATAGAAATAGCAAGTATTCTTTTACCACCTTTCCTCTTCTCTCCTAAACAAGCGAGTATTGATTTCTTAAAATATAAGAGATATAGAATGCAAGATATAAAAGATCTTGAAGAAAGAATTAAAAATCTTGAATATTACACTTCTCTTTCTATGCTTGAAACGCAAACATCTAACTTGTTTGTTCCTGATGTTGATGGATTAAATAAATTTAAATCTGGATTTTTTGTAGATAATTTTACCAGTCTTAAACCACAAGAAACTAATGGATTTAAAGTTAAATGTAGTTTAGACCCTGCTCACAATGAATTAAGACCCCAACATTACTGTACTCAAGTAGACTTAATGCCTGGCCCTGTAGAGGGTGTTGATACTAACACTGATCGTGCTTTTCTCGCTGCTGAAGGAACAAATATTAAAAAAAGTGAAGATGTTGTAACTTTAGATTTCACTGAAACAGAATGGTTAAGTCAACAATTTGCAACTAGAACAGAAAGTGTCACACCTTTCTTGGTAAGTTTCTGGCAAGCAACTGTTAAATTAAATCCATCATCAGATACATGGACAGACACAGCAAGAATTGATGCAAAAATAATACAACAAGAAGGTAATTTTGCTGGAATCATGGCACAAGCTATGCAAGAGTTTGGCGTTGATCCACAAACTGGAATGGCTCCAATACAATGGAACTCATGGGAGACACAATGGAGTGGAACAGATTTTACAGAAAGAACCAGAAATAGGCAAGAGTCATCTTCAGTAACTGAAGAAGAAATTATTAAAGCAGGTTGGATTAATGGTGGATCTGGTGTTAACCACTCACAAGATGTTACTACAACAACCACAACAGTTCTGCAAGATACTATTCGTGATACATTTAGAACTGATCATCAACAAAGAACGGGAACAAGAAAAATTGTTACTGAACAATTTGATAATGAATCAATAGGTGATAGAGTTGTAAGTCGTGATGTCATCATGACAATGCGTTCAAGAAACGTTCAATTTAGAGTAACAAAATGCAAACCACTCACACAATTATACGCTTTCTTTGATGGTGTTGCTGTAACAAAATATTGCACTCCAAAACTATTAGAAATAACAATGAGTTCAGGAACTTTCCTAGTTGGTGAAACAGTTGTTGGAGTAATGCCAGGACAAGGTATACCATCAGATGGAACAGACATACCTGCAATTAAATTTAGAGTGGCACAGGCAAACCATAGAACAGGGCCATATAATGCTCCCACTGAAGTTTTTGCCAAGAATCCATATATTTCTCAAGTTGGTGCAACTGGTCTAGAAACTTTCTTAGGAACACCAGGTTTAGTTCAACTAGCATCTGCTAGTGGTGGTGCTACAGATATGCCAGCAACATATTCATCCACATCAACAATATTAAACATAGATACTAAATCATTAGCGGATCAACCACAAGGAGATTTCTTTGGATTTGCACATAGTAATATGGAACTTAGAGGTCAAACTAGTGGTGCTCAAGCAAAAGTTACAAGAATGAGACTAATTTCTGATTTGGGTGCAAACTTAATCGGTAGTTTCTATATTCCAAATCCAAATAGTGGTAATCATCCTAGATTTGAAACAGGAACTAAAACATTTACCATGATTGATAACACAACAAATGATCAAGAAAATACAGATACATTTGGTGAGGATACTTATACTGCTTCTGGAACATTAGAAACAGTTCAAGAAAATATTATTTCTACAAGAAACGCTATAATTCAAACTAGACCAACTAAGGAAGAAAGAAGTGTTAGACAAATGACAGGATCTACTGTCATGAAAACAGAGGCTATCAGCACATCTGATACTGAAACTAGAAGAGATCGTTGGTATGACCCATTAGCACAATCTTTCCAAGTTACAGAGAGTGGTGGTATCTTTATAACAAGTTGTGATATTTACTTCCAAACTAAGGATGACATGGATATTCCTATGACATTCCAAATTAGAACAATGGAAGGAGGAACTCCAACACAAAAAGTTTTACCATTCTCTGAAATAATTAAAGCACCTGATCAAATACAGGTATCACAAAATGGAACAGTTCCAACTAGATTTGAATTTGAAGCACCAGTATATCTTGAAGGTGATAATACTGAATATGCAATATGTTTAGCATCATGGTCTACCAAATATAAAGTATTCATCTCAAGGATTGGAGAATCTGATTTATTAACAGATGAATTTATATCACAACAACCATATCTAGGA